CGTGTAGTGGCAATCACAGGAGACTGTAAATCTCCCGCCGTAAGGCTTCGTAGGTTCGAGTCCTACTTCCAGCACCAAGTTTGAATCATCGTCGCCTTTTTGGGGCGACTTTTTTGATAGCACAAAGTAGTAATATTGACTTTTATAAGCATATGTGCTATTATATAGGTATGTTTGAATTTACAAAATCTATTCTGACATTGTGGAATAGCGAAAAAAACCAACGATTGAAATTACAATACGCTTATATTATGTTAGCCATAATCGGGCTGGCTGTAGCGGGATTATTGACATTATTTAACGCTTCATCGGCGCACTTGGCGGCATCAGCGTCAGGAATATTGTTCGTTACGTTCTTAGTCAATAGCATAGCGTGGGGAATAATAGAAGCATTTGTCACGCCAAAACTGCCAAAAGAAGCCGGCACGCCAGCCAAAAAATCCACTCGTAAAAAATAGCCCAGTTGATTAAATACGGCTTAATATGCTAAAATTAAGCCTGTTACGCCGCGATAGCTCAGTTGGTAGAGCGCTACCGTGGTAAGCTACAACGCTTACTGTGGACGTTTTACGCTGACTCGGGCATATTAATTAATAAATCAGATGCCGCGATAGCTCAGTTGGTAGAGCGACGCCATGGTAAGGCGTAGGTCTCGGGTTCAAATCCCGATCGTGGCTCCATAAATACGTAGATTCGCAGAGATGCGGATCTTTTTTATATCATATAGATCGAGTCACAAAATAATCACAGAATCTTAGTAATTTACTAACTCCAGCAATTTTTCGTACGAGTTGCAAACTCCATAAATACGATCGCCGTTACTAATCTTTTCGAAGTGCTTTCTGGCGCACTCAATCTTAGCTTTTTCAATACCTTTCACACCGACATCAAGTTGTCCCTCACTCACGCCCTTAGTTTCCGCCACAAAGTAAATGTGCTTTACCCCGGATTCGTCCTTAAACGCGATTGCCCAGTCTGGATTGTAATTGCCCATTGGAGTATTTATGTAGAATCTCTTTGGAAGTTTCACGTAAACTTCTACTGCATCGCTCTTTTCAAGTTCTCTCGCAAAGTTCTTTTCAACTTCAGAATCGTAGCGCAATTTGTCATATAGATGATGATCGGGAGTGTCTATGAGGTTGTAGCCATATTCACCAGTAATATCTTCATTGATGAAAATTTCTCCACTATCCCATTTCTCGTTTAGTTTATCATATTCAATATGTTTAACTACTGTCGAGGCTTTTTGGTCGTTTATGAGCTGAATTGCATTGTGAATAAACTCTTCGGGATTTGTTTTAAACGAATGAAATACACTCGGTTCAATTCTAGATAAAATGCTTGCTATAGCCTTACGCGTGAGACCTGTACCACCATCACTATAAGACTTGGAAAGTTCAGAGATAATATCGTATTTAACTGTGTCATTCGCAATTTCAGAAACAGCAATTGGCATGCCGATTTTACTTCTATACATCTCCAGTTTATCTTTACCGGCAGTCTTTAACAAACCTTCGGTAATAATAACTTCTGTCTTTGTCACGCGCATATTTCTATTAAGAGAATCCACGCACCTCTCTATAAGCTCGCCGTCGTCAAACTCCACGGTATAATAATACTATAGAAACTCTCTGTTAATCAGAGGGTTCTTTTTTTGGACAATTTGGCACTTCGTAAATCACCTTTGCGGTGATTTTTTTAGATTAGACCCAATTTCAGAGGGGTGAGCATCGCAAAGGCTCACCCCTCTTTTGATGGCTTGAATGAGGTCGCTCGATTGTTGTTTGTAGCGGCTTCTAAGAGTTATCAATGATTGAACTTTGCGAAACTTAAGCGGATCGGCCAAAGAAATTATATAGTGGCGACATAGACAGCTGGCTTCCAAGGGGATATTTAACTAAGAAAGGAGGCAGCTATTAACAAAGACGCCTTAGACTATGAGCTGACGGAAATTCAGCATCAGAAACCAAGCAAGCCACCGGCACCTGAGCAGCTTGGAGTTACTAAAGAATCTAAACATAAAAAGGAAGAAAAGACTATGAAAAAAATCAATTGGAAAAACGTTATTGAAAGCATTAAAACCATCACCATCGTGGCACTAATCGCTAGCGTGGTTGGGTTCGGACTGGGAGTGAAGTACCAGGAGTCAAAGAACGGTCAGCTAGAAACAAGAATCTCTGAGCAGATTCAACAGTTAAAATCCGTAAAGTAGCGAGCGTGCGACCGACGCTACTGAAGCCTAAGGTCGCAGCGGTCGAAACTCATGCATCTGCGCCACCAAAAGCTGCTGTGGAGGCAGCTGGCGCAGGTGTCTGCGAGGGGTTTCGACCGCTGGTCGCTAAATACGACTGGAATGTGGACATCGCTATGGCGGTGATGAGAGCTGAGAGTGGATGCCGAACAAACGCCCTGGGGCGCAATACAAATGGAACGAATGACGCTGGGTTATTCCAGGTCAACTCAATCCACGACACGACAGACAGGCGATACCAGCCAGAGCACAATGTGGCGCTCGCGTATAAGATTTATGCGGCACGCAACAAGTGGGATTCGAGCGGCTGGAAGGCGTGGAGTGTATGCCTGAACGGTAAGGTGAAATGCTACTAATTTTAAGGAGAAAGTGAAATGAGTGAAAGTGAGATTTTGGAGAAATTGGAAAACCTAATCGATCCGACATTTCTCGATCGTGCTTTGGCGGGGGAGGCGTAAGTGGCAGACGCTTACTATAGCCGACCAGAGTGGTCATACTCATCGATGAAGCTGATTCTCGATCACGGCATCGATTATGCGGTCGCAGCTAAACGTGGAGACTTGCCAGACCTAGATAGCAAGGCTATCGACTTAGGACAGCTAGTGCATATGCTGGTGCTCGGCGGTGAAGACCAATTCGCCATCAGTCCATTTGAAAACTTCTACTCGAAAGAATCCAAGGCGTGGCGTGATGAGCAGAAAGCTGCTGGCAAACACATCATCACCCTGGATATGTTCAAAGCTGCTGACCAGATTTTGAAAAATATCGAGAATCACCCGCTAGCGAAGCAATACATTTTTGCTAAGGGTGCGACATTCGAGCATGAGATGTATGCTCGAACCGCCGATGGCGTAGACATGAAAGGCAAAGCGGACGTACTGATTCGCACTAATGAATCGGCCATGATAACCGACCTGAAAACTACCGCAAAGTTCGACAAGTTTTTCAAAACCGCACAGTCAATGCACTACGATTTGCAGTCAGCAGTTTACACGCTGGTGACGGCATCAAGCTTAGAGCTAGACCCGGCGCTAGTCAAGTTTGCCTACTGTGTGGTTGAGTCCGTCGCACCATACCGCGTGCAATTCATGATTGCCGGCATCGACTTTGTTGAAGCCGGCGAACGCAAGCTGCGTACGTGTATTGACGAAATCATAAAGTTTGGCGACAGCGAGCCGAATTTCCTCATCGAGGAAGTGAGGGAGCTAGGCGACTGGAGCTTATAAAAGAAAGGAGAATATGAAAGTCTTTAATAGTTTAGATCCTACCGAAAAACCATCAATTCTGATGGTTGTGTACGGCGAGGGTGGTGTTGGTAAAACGACGTTTGCAGCCACCGCACCAAGACCGATTATCGCTGACTGCGAAAACGGTAGCAAATATTTTGGACTTCGCGGCATCGCGGCCGACGTGGCGCTGATCGAAAAGTGGGACGATATGCAGGAGTTTATGCAAATCGCACTCACTGACAACTACGATACGGTGATCATCGATCCCATCGGTGAGCTGATGGAGAAGCTGATCGCCTACATGCGAAATAGAGCCGACAGCAAATTGGTCCAACGTGACGGCAACCCGACTATGGCTGGTTGGGGCTGGCTGAAATCGACCATGCGGAACTTCCTGAAAACCATGCGCGACAGCGGCAAGCACATCGTTATTGTGGCGCACGTTCAGGAGAAGGACGACGACGGCCGAGTTATTAAACGCCCGATGGTAGCCACGAGACTGTCTGAGGAGCTGGTCAACCTGGTGGATATCGTCGGCTACATGACGACGATCAATGACACCGAGACTGGCGACACCAAGCGCCTGATTATCGTTGACCCAGCCAGCGACAAGTACGTCGCCAAAGACCGCACTGGCCGGCTAGGCCGCTACATTGAGCCAGATTTCACGAAAATCGTCGATGGAGTAAGAGGTGACGCTGAGTATGCATGGATTGCACCAGCACCGACATTGGCAAGCCGAGAGCAAATCGAAGCAGCTGCCAAACCAACCATTCCAAGCTCACGCGTCGAAATGACCGGCGCTCGCCTTGGTAAATCTGAAGCAGACAGGAAGTAAAGGAGGAATATGTCACAACTACAAGAATACGTCGATTCGCAGGTCGCTACGATATCGCCGTTCAAAATCAAATCGCAAGAGCTTTTGGAGCAAGCAAAAGCCAAAGAGGTAACCGACGACGCTACCGCTAAAGAAGCAGTCGCAATCCGCAAGCTGATCACCTCACACCGTACTGAAGTTAAAAACGCACGACTGGCGATCACTCGCAACTTTGACAGCGTCAAGTCACAATTCATCGACGCCGAAAAAGATGTACTCGCGCCGGCTGAAGAGGCGTTGGAGAACATCGGCCAAAAGATTCTAGCTTATCAAGAGGAGCAGGAGCGACTAGCAAAAGAGGAAGCGGCACGCGTTGACGCTATCTGCGCCAAGTTCGCTACCAACGCTAAATCACTACGCAGCCAGAAAGCTTGCGACGAGCGAGGCGCTGAATTGAAGCAGGCATTCGCTGAGTTACCTGAAGCTGATCAGAACCACGCTGAAATCAAGCTGGCATTCACCAAAGCCATCAACGAGTTGTTGACACGTAAAGACGAATTGACGACCGCTGAACGTGACGAAGCCGAAGCGGCCAAATTGGCAGCACAGCGTAAACGCGAACAGGAGATTGCCGAAGCTGAAGCAGCCAAAGCCGCTAAATCGCAGAAGCCAGCCGTCAAATCTGGCATTAAAACCAAGACGGTGTTCACGGTCACCAACCCTGAATTAGTGCCGCGCTACTTGTGCGAGCCAAGCGACAAGCTAATCCGCGAAGCCATCGCTAATGGATTACGTGAAATCCCAGGCGTGGAGATTCGCGAGGAAAAGAGTTTCTAAATATGGCAGCAATCAACACAGTAACTCTAATCGGCCGCGTCGTCCGAGACATTGAAATTAAAACGACGAACAGCGGCAAGTCCGTAGCCTCATTCGCCTTAGCGGTTGATGGCTACGGCAAAGATGCCGACGCCAGCTTCATCGATTGCGTTGCCTGGAATAAAGCAGCCGAATTGCTAGCAGAATACGCGCCGAAAGGCAAGCAGATTGGCATAACTGGCAGATTGCAAACGAGAATCTGGGAGAAAGATGATATCAAGCGTAAAGCTACTGAAGTCATCATCGATCAGTTCCAGCTTTTGAGCGACGCTAAGGGTAGCGGCAATAACGCTGCGCCAGCCACGGAGCGATATGCCGATGAGGACGCCAAATCAACAAACCCAACGACTAATCAAGCGGCTAAGTCAGTAGAGGACGTTGACCTCGACACGCCGATTGATTTGAGCGAAATACCATTTTAGAACATTAACAACCTACATCGCACCCTTTTTGGGTGGCCAGATTCGTATATATAGGGTGGGGCGTCAACCGCAGGAGCTCCTCGCACATTTGAGCCACCCCCAAGGCAGTATAATTACAGCTTTGGTTGCAATTTGTGGCTACCCGATGAGGGTGCGATCGAAGTAATAACAAAGGAGAAATAATGAGCCAAAAATTAATCATTAGGATACTAATAGAATTACTGTTTGAATATCCATCCGATGAGCTTGATACTATCGCGCTGGATTTACACTTGAAGGACGAGCCGTTAGCGGAGTTCTGCGATAGATTCGAACTGGGCAATTGGTTTTATGATCAGATGACACTGGCGGACATCGACATTGTTGACGAAGTCTCGGCTATCGCTGATGAACATCGCAAGGCTGAGAACGAGCAGTTAACGGAAAGCCAGCTGCTGCGCCGGGAATTACAGCAACAGGGTGCATAAAAATACTAATTTGAAGAGGAGTAATCAATGGATAGTAAAATGCAAAAAGTGGCAAATATCATAGGATATTTGATCGGCGGGATTTTAGTTTCGCTAGCTGGAATCGCTGTCATAGCTATCATTGACAGATTGAATATTGACAATGGTAATGTTTATTACACTAAAACAGAAGCCGAACAAGCCCTTGAACGTAAACTAGCCGAGGCCAGACTACGTTGGACGTCAAACTTTGAGCCAGATTGGAGCAATAACGATCAGAATAAGTGGACAGTTTATTACAACCATAATGATAAAGAGTTGTTGGTTGAAGCGACTGCCTTTCTGCAATATCCTTCGGCTATTTACTTCGACACATATGACAGCATTAAAAAATCCATCGAAGAAAACAGAGAAGACTGGCTAAAATATCTCGGAATTAAGGAGTGGTAATAATGCCTAACATCGCAAACATAGAAAACCCAACCGAGGATCAAGAACAAGAAGCATTTGTACAGTGGTTGCGACTGAAAGGTTATCCACATTTTCGTGTGCCAAATGAAACATACACCCGAAGCTGGAGCCAGAAAGCGAAGAACAAAAAGCTTGGCGTGAGTTCTGGCGTGCCAGACTTGGCCGTAGTCGTGCCGGATGTCTGGTATGGATACGGCGACAATGTGCCTCGAGAGGATCTATCATCATATACCAATACATACGCAAATCGTTTGGTATTCATCGAAATGAAGCGCAAGAAAGGAGGCGTGACATCAGAAAATCAGAAGAAGTGGATTAAAACACTCAATGAGGCTGGCATTCAGGCTGTTGTATGTAAGGGTTGTGATGCAGCGATTGAGTTTATTGAGTCAATAACTAAGCCATAATAGGCGTAAACGTCAATAATATGTGTGCGCCTAAAAGGTTGACTGAGGCGGTGGCGAATTACGTGCCGCCTCTTTTATGTTATAATAGCCTTATGAATTGCGGATCGAAAGAGCCGCTTTTTTATTTGGAGAAATTATCATGGCAACCAGAAAAATGATGCGCAGGAACAGGCGAAGCAGCAAGCAGTCTAGCCGCAAATCCCCGAAGCAGCAACTGCGCGGGATTGTTAAGGATACGCCGAAAACGCCACCTGTTGAGCCGCCAAAACAGCTTGAGCAACCAGAGCCAGGACAACCGACGAAATATAAGCCAGAGTATTGCCAGCAGCTCATTGACTATTTTTCAATAGAACCGCTAGAAATTATTAGAGAACAGGAGATAACCGGCACCGAGGGCGGCAAATACGTCTCGCGCCGCCTGCCACAACGTTTCCCGTGGTTTGAAGGCTTTGCCAGAAAAATTGACGTTCACCGCAATACGCTGAAGAACTGGTGTGCTGAGTATCCAGAATTTGCCGAAGCCTACGATACCGCCAAAGATCTACAGCGCGAGTTTATCGTCGACGTGGCTTTAAGCGGTGCCGCTCCACCAAGCTTTGCTATCTTTACTATGAAAAACGTCTGCGGATGGAGGGACGAGCGAGACCTGAAGCTGAGAAAAGCGAAAGAGGAAGGTGATATTGATGACGACGAACTCAAAGCAGCCATCTTTGAATAACCTAACCAGAACGGACATTCTGCGGCTTTGCGACAAATACTGGAACACTGACCGCGACAAACTGCGCCGCTATCTGCTGGCGATATTCAAGCGGCGGGAGAATATTCACCTTTTCGGCTGGTTCATCGCACGGCCGTATTTTCCTTTGGAAACGCCGCCATTCCATAAAGAGATATTAGACCTGATCAGCAACAAGGACAATCGGCGAGTTGGCGTTATTGCGCCGCGCGGTCATGCTAAATCGACGACGGTGGACATGACGTATCCTTTGTGGGCAGGCTGTTTTGAACAGGAAGAGTTCGTTGTGATAATCAGCGACACGTATACGCAAGCTGCTGAGTTCATCAATGCGCTTAAAGATGAATTCGAGAATAATCCGAAAATTAAATGGTTATTCGGGAATATGAAGGGCGACGACTGGCAAGATGGTGAGTTTGTGTTGAGCAACGGCATTAAATACGCTGCTAAAGGTTCAGGCATGAAAATTCGTGGTATTCGCCATCGGCATACACGACCGACACTAATGATATTCGACGACATCGAGAACGACGAAAATATCAAGAGCGCTGAGCAACGTCAGAAGTTGTATCATTGGTTTACCAAAGCAGCTATTCCAGCATTAGCTAGAGGTGGACGTGCTGTTGTTATCGGCACGATTCTTCACTTTGACAGCCTTGTTAATAAAGTAATGAAGCAGCAAGACATTTTCAAAAGTTGGCAGACACGAGTGTTTTACGCAATCACCACGGAAGAGGACGGTACAGAGCGGGCTTTGTGGCCGGAGCACCGCAGCCTGGAGAAGCTACGAGCGATGAGAGATGACCCGAACGATCAGGAGTTCGTTGGAAGTATTGCTTTTGCACAGGAATATCAGCACAAGCCATTTAGCGAAGAGGACGCTATTATCAAGCCTGATTGGATTAAAGAGTGTGATCCGAGCCAGGTGCCAGATAAGCATGCACGGCTAGCACGAGTGCTGACAATCGACCCTGCCGCCAGCGAACGCCAGACGGCCGACCCGACGGCTATGGGCGTTGCCGATCTGTATACTGATGGTAATGTTTACATACGTGCGATACGCAACCAACGAACCTCGCCGAGTGTTACTGCTGATACGGTAAGGGAGCTTGATGAAATATACAAACCGCAGGTGATTGGCATAGAAGAGGGTGCGCTGGGGCTGGTGTTTCGGGATTTGCTGGCGGGATTGCCTGTCATTGGTTTGAAGCCTGATAAGGACAAAGTGCGGCGACTCTTAGCTGTGAGCCGATTCTTTGAGGCTGGTAGGATATACATCGTCAAGGATATTCAGAATGGGCAAGCGTTACGCGAGCAGTTGATTGAATTTCCGAAGGGGACGCATGATGACATGGTGGACATGGTGGTTTATGCAGTGCGGTTGCTGTTGGTGGAGGGTATGAATCAGGTGTCGAGTAAAGATTTCCAGACCGCTGGTGATTATTACGACGAGCTAGATGACGATGAGTGGTTGGATTAAGTATAAGTATGATATAATCAGAGTAAGTATATACGACGCGCGAAAGGCGTCGTATTTTATTTGGAGAAATTATGAAGCTGGTAAACTTGAGCAGTAAGAATAACGATAAAAATGCAGGCAGCCGACTACGTGAGATTGGTAGTGCTGGCACTGGCGTGTTTACGGACTACGAAGCCGAGAAGATGAAGCTAAACCGCCCGAAGAGAATTACTGACTACCGAGATATGCTGCGTGATGGCACTATCGAGGCATTATTCAATATCCTGACCATGCCGATTTTGGCAAGCGAGTATGACATTAAGCCTGCCGACGAAAGCACTGAGGCGAAAACACAAGCAGAGTTCGTACGAAACAACTTACTGAGCGAGAGTTATAAAGGCGGTATTGAAACGCCGTTTAATCTATTTCTCGATCAATCAATGATGGCATTGGTTGACGGCTTTCAAGTATGGGAGAAGGTGTATCGACTAAATAATAACCGCTACGAGTTGAAGAAGCTGGCGCTGCGGGATTCGAGGAGTGTAGAGATTCTAAGCGATTTGAAGGACGGCTATCAAGGGATTAAGCAAACGCAAGAAGACGGTTCGACGGTGGTTATTCCAGCTTACAAAACGTTCCTATTTACACCAGGCAAACGATACGATCAGTATTATGGACGTTCAATATTTACGGCACTTTGGCGAAACTACGACAAGAAGTGGAAGTTGGAATACCTGGATAGCATTGCTTTGCAAAATGACGCTATCAAACCAAAGGTATTAAAAAATACCGGCAGCACGCTTGCAAAAGATGATGACAAAGTAACGTCGAAAGTATTGAACGTATTAAGTCGTTTAGGCAAGGTCAATTCAATGGCTACCTTGCCGCAAAATTACGAACTTGAAGTGCTGAATTCCGAGGGACGCGATCCACACCAGTCCATTGAGCGACAGAACTCTGAGATGGCAAGAGTATTCCTGGCTAACTTTATGCTGCTGGGTTCGCAGGGGACAAGTTCGACTGGTAGCTTTGCGCTGAGCGATACGCAAGCAAAGATGTTCCGTATGAGCCTAGAATCCGTCATGAATAAGCTGGCGGCTCACATTAACCAATACATCATCGCTGATTTGATCGATATTAACTTTAGCGAACCACGCTATCCAGTTTTCGCATTCGAGAAGATGGACAACGAAGTGGTTGGTGCGATATTTAACGCCTTTACGACAATGATTCAGAAAGACCGCATGTCTGACGCAATGGCGAGCGAGATTGAGGACGCAACAGCGACACGGCTAGGTTTTGACGTGGAGAAGATTAAGCAGCAGCGTACTGAGCAGGCTGAAAATACTGAAAGCAATGTAGGCAAGGAAAAAGAGGCTGGCGGCACGTCGACTGGTCAGCGAACGATGAGCGACAAACACAAGCATGAACCGAGCGAGAGTCTGAAAAAGCTTGACGCCAGATGGCAGGAGCTAGAAAAACGTTTTTTAGACCAAATCCGCCCAGTTTATGAGACTGTGGCGGAGGAAGTTAGCCAGGAAGTCGCAGAATCAAAGCTGGTGAGTGATATTGATGCGGTGGTGTTTCCAGTGGAGTACCGCCGAACGTTGGTATCATTCTTTAAGCAGGGGTATCAGATTGGAAAAATCAGTGCTAGCGATGAAATAGGTAAGTCGGCTGCGAAGAATGGCAACGATTTAACCAAGGCAGCCATTGAATACATAAACTGGATTATCGAGAAGCAGCAGGATGACCTGACCAATTACGCTAAAAGCCTGGTGATGGATAGAGTGGTGCTGGATGATGAGCAGATCGACTACAGTGCTGAGATTTCGAAACTGATTCTGGCGTGGTTTGCGACGAAGTTGACAGATACGGCGTCGTACGCAATCGCACAAGCGGTCAATTCCGGGCGTAATTCGGTATGGGACGATGACGATGTGTTGGAGTTTTCGGCAATTCTGGATGCACGAACGTCGCCTGGCTGTAGCGCGCTGGATGGCAAGGTGATGACGTGGAAGGAGTGGCAGGCATATCCTGAGTATATTCCGCCGCGACATTTTAACTGCCGCTCGACGTTTACGAGACTTCTCGGCGATAATCCAGAGGATGAAATAAACCCGCCGAACAACATGCAGATGCACAACATTGAGAAGATTCAGAGAACGCCGAAGCCGCAGCTGATTGAAGAGAATCCATACATGGCACAGTACACCAAGGCAGAGTTGCTGAGTGTCGAGACATACAAGGGCAATGGGTTTATAAATATCAATCAGACGCTATTGGGTCGCCGACCAATGAATGAGTATGCTGAGGCTGATATTAAGCAACTGGATAAGGCGATTAAGAAGACGAAGCTAGAGAAGGACGTGGTGCTGTATCGTGGTATTGGGCTAGAGTCAAAGTTGTCGGTTAATGATATTGTCGATAATCCTAATTTTCTTTCTACATCCACCAGTCAGGATGTGTCAATAGAGTTTGCACAGCAAGCTGATGGGAACAAATATGTATTTATCTTTAAGGCTCCAAAGGATATGCCATATTTGGATATGGAGAAAGTGCTAGCAGATAATGGTGTTACCTCAATAACAGATGAGGACGAATATCTGCTGTCTAGGGGCAAGAAGTTCGTTGTAAAAAGGCTTAAGAAGTTAGATAATGAGATTATCATGGCTGATATGGAAATGACGAAGGACACTAAATACCTCGCTGATGAATCAGAGGACTTGCTGACTGATGAAATGATGGCTAGTTTGAATAAGACGGCCGAGGAAGTTGAGAAGCGTCTCGCCGATCCAAATTACAAACCGAGCCGAGCAGTTCAACGGATGCATGCTATTTGGCAGATGGATTCTGAATACCTAGACGAACAGTTGAAAAAGCAGCATAAAAACAAATAGTTTTGCTTTAACCACAAGTATGATATAATACGACCAGTATATGCGACAAGCGAGTTTGTCGCATTTTCTTTTGGGGCAAATTTCTCTTGGAGTATATCGGGAGAATAATATGTTTACAGTTTCAACGAAGACGAAAGATAACATCCGACTAAGCGACGAGGGCAAAAGCGAGTACAGACGGTACTGGAAGCAATTATGTCCGTTTGGTGAATGGATAGATCCAAACGATTGGGATAATTCGAAGTTGGTTATTGACAAGAATCTAGTTGATCAGTTGGTAAAAAACTTCAATGACAAGGTTTTGGACTACGTACCAGTGCCACTAGGACACCCATATGACAGCTCAAGCTTGGCAAGCCTTAATACTGGCGAGTTGCTGGAGCTGGAGGCACGAGAAGACGGCTTGTATGGTTTGATAGAAATTCGCGACGATGCAGTTGCCGATAAAATCGACAAAAACCTGATTCCAAACGTATCAATGGGTATGGATTTGCAATATAAGGACAAGAAAGATGGTTCGCTTAAGGGTGCGGTACTGCAACATGTAGGGCTAGTGACCGACCCATATCTCAAAGGTATGCACGCCTTTGAGCCGGCGCTGTCTGACATGTCGCAGGCAGCCATTGTGCTTAGTGATTCATCTAATAACAAGAGAGAGGAGAATGGGATGAATAAGGTAAAAGTAACTAACGACCGTGATTTTGACGTCGAGGTGAAGTGGCAGGAAGACGGTGAGGAGAAGACTACAACTGTCGCCGCTGGTGCAGACGTTGAAGTTCCTGAAGATCAGGAGGAAGCGGTAAAGCAGCAAATCGCTGACGCTAAAGAGCCAGAAGATAAAGACGAGGATAAGTCTGGAGAGGACAATTTGTCCGACAAGAAAGATTTGTCTGACGAGCAGAAAGCGCTTGAAGCTGAGAAAGCTGAGTTGGCTCGGGAAAAAGCCGAACTGGCAAGGCAGAAGCAAGAGCTATCGGAAAAGCAGGCTGAGGCTGAATATGAGAAGTTGCTTTCTGAAGGCAAGCTTGTCCCAGCTCAAAAGGAGAGCTATTTGGCACTCTGCGCCGCCAAAGATACCAAGGTGCAGTTATCTGATACGAAAACCAAATCTGTTGATGTGTTATTATCGGAACTCTTTGCGGCAATGCCGGCAATGCGGCTATTGAGCGAAGATGGCGGTGAAGGCGGCAATGGAAATGGTGATGAAGTTCAGCTGGACGACTCCGATAAAGCAGACATCGAGCGGTTTGGACTGAATGAAGAAGATTATAAAGAAGTAAAGCGTGAGAAGGAGAATCAATAATGACATTTCTACGACAAGACGGCGATTTGATTTCAGCTCCATTTGGTAGCAATACGATTAATCGCGGACAATTAGTGACTGTTGACGCTGCAGGTAAGGCTAGGGCAGCAGAAGCAGGCGCAAAACCATTCCTGGGCGTTGCAATGGAAAGCACCAACGGCTTAGTTCAGGGCGAGGTGCGCATCTATCGAACAGGTGTGTTCCAGTTGGCGATCGACTCAGTAGCTGCTGCTGACTTAGGTAAAGCTGTTGCAGTTGCTACATCTGACAGGGTTACGACAACTGTTAGCGCTACCGCTCCTGCAATCGGACAGATTGTTGAAGTAATTGATAACAAAACTGTAGGCGTTCGCCTAGGCTAAGAAAGGAAGATGAGATGGATTTAATAGCAATGCTACAAAAGCTTGATACCGCCATCAAGACGGTATACAAGACTACTAAAAAAGAATACAAAGACCCTCTGCAGGGCATTTTGTACGATATCACACCAGTGACGGGTGCGGTCAACAACATCGTGGCACTCAACAGCGTGCCTGGCATGCGTGAGTTCAAATCAGAGCGCAAGCACGGTGTAGCTGACAACACAGTTTACACAATCGCTCCACGAAAGTGGGAGTCAACTCTGGATGTTGAGCGCGAAAAGATTGAAGATGACGACCTCGGTCAGATTCCAAACCAAACTCGTGTTATGACCACCAAGAGCGGTCGTCATTACGGCGCGTTGGCTGTAGCTGCACTTCCTGTTGGCTTTACTGCTAACTTGAGCGACGGCAAGCCATTCTTCCACGCTGATCGTGGCAACTTGATCCCTGGCGCATTCGGTGCTGGAACATTTAGCAAAGCTTACGACGCATTAGTAGGTATGAAGGACTCTGACGGCGACTTGATCAACCCAATTCCAACTCACTTGATTGTTGGCTTGGAAAACCGCGAAGAAGCTGAGAAAATCTTGCTCCGCGAGAAGTTGGACAATGGACAGAGCAACACCAATTACAAACGTGTTGAGCTTATCGTTGATCCACGAATTGCTGGCAAAGCAGCATTCTTGGTGGCGGCTAAAGAGGGTATGTGCCCATTGACAATTGCTGAGCGCGTGAAGGTTGGTGCACCTGTTGCGAAGACCGACATAAACAGCGACAGGGCATTCGAAACTGATGTGTTTAGCTGGGGCTTGCGTGGTCGTTACGACGCAGCTTACCAGGCAATGCAGTTTATCGTGACTGTGAAAGGTTCTTAGTCGGCAGACTTGAGGCGGGAGATGATTCGCCCGCCTTTGTTTGAGGATTAGGAGAAATAATATGGAGCACGAAATAAATCAACCTATCAAAGATATATTACAGGAAGCGGGATTGTATCACCGCCAGCTATTGGAGTTTAACGACGTTAACAGTTCGGTGATTTCGCTAGGAGACTATATCTTGGCTGACGTCAACGGCGACGATACAATTGACGTAAAAGATGTGCGAGTGCTGGTGGACAATAAGCTAGTCAAAGCAACCGAAGTAGACACCACTAATGCATTGATTACGCTGGAAAAGCCGGTTGTTTCTGGGCAGGAAGTGTCAGTACGCTTTGCTAGCTCTAGTGTAGAGCCTGAATATGTCGAGAAAGTGCGAACTGAAGCCCTGAGTGAAATCATATCAAAGATCCCGTGTGAGGCTGTTTGGGCTGAGGACTATAAACCGACATTACGCTACATTCAGCGACTAATGGCTGCCGGTATGCTATTAGTGCGAGATTATGGATTTAATGAAGACATTGAAAATACCAGCAAGGATGGCTATAAGAAATTGGAGCTGGCAAGCGAAAAACTGAACACGATAATTGCCACGGTTTGCGGCGGAGCCTGTTCAAGAAGTGCTCAAGGATTTGCGGCGCGGGATGATGGAGATCTTTTTTCAAAGAAACCGCATATCAGTAGCGAGGATTGGTAGATGGACGGGCAAAAAGTACCAATTTCTGTCACGGTTGATGGCGAGGAACTGAAGCAATTCAATCAGATACTATTAAATCGATGGAAGCGTGCTAGTAGTCTGCGTATACCATTGCAAGAGGCGGCTAACTTTATGTTGGATGAGATTTCCAAGAACTTTAGTGGTAAGCGTGGTACAGTTTTTGGCACACAGTGGCGGAAGCGTAAGCGAAACTATCCGTGGCCGATACTGAATAAAACGGGCAAGATGAAGGATGGTTTTAAGGCGGAAATATACAGCGACAAAGCAGTCATTAAAAACCCGACACGGTATTTCAAATATCATCAGATGGGTACAAAAAATATGCCAGCACGCAAGATGTGGGGTATGACCGAATCGCAGGCACGGTATATTCGCCAGCGATTACAAATCTATTTAGAAGCTGAAGGAGAGAGATAATGCAATACGAAGACCCAATTTTAGCAAAGCTGCGCAACCTGTTAAATGATCACGGCCCGAAAGATTTGAGGAATAAATATTATTTGGGCGATCCAATGGTGGTGGATAAATCAAGCTTGCCGATGTGCTTTATTAGTTATGAACGGCAGAGTGTCATTGATGATGCCTCGTATTCAATCGAAACGCACTCGACGGTATTAATCAATGTGGCATATGACCTAACTAGAGATTTTAATAGTACAGCGAAACGCAGCGGCAGTCATATGGCACTGGTAAAGATGATTTGCGGGCGAGATAGTAAGAATAAATTACTACCTGAGACAATTTTATCTGTGCTGAGACGATTTCAGGATGAGCAATCTGACGAACTGATAATCGATTTAGGTAGCCAAACGGAAATTGAGTATGTAGTGAGCGAGCGGGGCGGTAGCGTATTCACTAACGAAGCTTTAATACGATTTACGGTACGTACTCGTGATATGATTGGATAAATGTAAGCGCCATGGTATAATACGGGTAGTATATGCGATCAGCCTTGGTCGCATTTTCTTTTGCTACTGACTGATTTCGCGTAAGAAAGGGATTAACCGTGAAGAAAGATAATCAGCCAGCAGCACCCGCACCGAAGCAGTCATTCTACCTGCCAGAGTTGGGACTGTCTGTCGAATCAGGGAGCTTTGAAGAAGCAATTAAAAAAGCCAAAGCCGAAAATAAGGAGGGAGAGGAATAATGGCAGAGAAAAAGATTGTAACAGGTCGAAAGACCGCCGTGGGTTTGGCGCTGGAAGACACCAGAGGTACCGCCAAAATGCCGACGTATTTTTATCCGCAACTAGATTTTAGCTTTAAGGATACTCCAGAAACGAAAACTAATGAATCGGCGTACAACAACATCACCAAAAACAACGCTGTCGATGTGATGAGTGTTAAGGGCGAAGGCTCAATTGGCGGTAAAACATGGGCAAAAGGGCTGTACTACTGGCTGGCAATGGTGTTTGGGCAAAAAGCCACAACAACACCTGTTGCTGGCGATACGGGAGCTAAGAAACACTTATTCTCACTTAATAATGAGAATACGCACATCAGCTCGACCGTTACTATTAAAGAGGCGGTATTCTGCGGGCAGTTCCCGTATGCTATGATTGAGAGCTTTAAGATTTCATGGACACCTGACGACTATCCGAAGATTGAAGTAAGCTTGATGTCGAAAAAGTCAAAGGACGTAACGCCGTCGTCTGTCACTATTGCCTATGATGCGACGGAAACTGAGTTTATTCCGAAAGACGTGCTGTTGAAAATGGCAGCCGATACAGCCGGGCTAGCAGCAGCGCCAGAGCTACAAGACGTTAAGAGTTTCAGCTTGGAAATTAAGAAAAACTTGGAGGCGGTTCAAACGTCGAGCTCTAAGGATGATATTCAGGAGATCTTTAATAAGGACTTTGAGGTTAGCGGCTCAATCGAGAAACTGTACACCGACGACACCTACAAAGGCATGATGCTGAACGGTACAACTCAGGCAATGCAGTTTGGCTTTATCGACAAAAACCACAAAGCCGGTAACACCACGCCAACCAGTCTGCTGTTTACTATAAGCAAGGTGGCAATTTCTAGCCGTGAGCCGAGCTACGGACTGAGCGATATTTCAACTGAGACGATCAACTTTGAGGGCTTGCTGAATATTACAGACGGCAAGACTATCGAAGCTGAATTGGTTAATAAATACGAGTACTAGGAGCAAATAAATGAGTAATCGAGAACTGTTTATCGAACTAAAAGACGGGCGTAACGCCGTTATCCGCGGATTTATCCGCAATCGCGACAGAAGTATGTATCGACGGCTAATGCTCGAGGGGCAAACTATGTCTACCAAGGAAATGGAAGCCAGTGATGGCGAGGTAGATGTCGACTTGAGTAGAGTTATGGGAGCGAGCGATAAACTAATTGAGAAGTTATTGCTGGAGTATTGTGGCAGCCGTGAACAGCCATTTGAAGCACTGATGGACAGCGAATTTGGCGACGACTATGAGACTATCAGCAATAAGGTTATGGAAGTATTCGGTAGAGAGAGGGAGCTCCCAAAAGAATAGAAGCGTGGTCTATTAAGTACGACCGCGCTCTACGCAATGGTTCTGGCGAAGTGCCGCAGATGATCCAAATTGCGCTTATCTGTAAGGAATATGGATGGACGTACGATGAATACATGGATCAGCCAGAGGATTTTACCGCAGCTATCCTAGCAAGACGTCAAGTTGAGGCGGTAGTCGAAAAGGAGCAAATCGATAAGGCGAGGCAGCAGTAAGCTGCCTCTGCTTTTATCTGTGCTTGTCGCAGGCGATACCGTCACCGTCTCTATCAAGGTGTGATGCGTACCCAGGCTCACCTCGACGCATATGACTATAGCCAGCGGCACGTGCTTCTTTGCAGTTGCTAAAGTTCGGCCCCGATGGAGCGGGTTGCGGTGAGGGCGCAGTCTGGCGAGGTGTAGCTACTGGTTGTGAGCGCGACTGCTGTTGTTGGCGAGCGATAGCAGCGGCGGCTTCCTCTTGCTTTTTCTTTTCCTCGGCGGCTTTCTTCGCCTGTTCGGCTCGCTCTTTCTCTTCCTGCTTGGCTTTTTCTAGTTTGGCGATACGTTCAGAGAATGGAGCACGCTTGTCTTCTGGTAGTCTATTGATGTCTAATTTGGCACGAGAGATGTTTTCGTTGGTGGGTTGCTCTTCAGCCTTTTTTACTATCTTCTCGGTATACTTGAGAGCTTTTTCGAGCTCTTGCTTATCATGGTCGGCTTTTGTTTGGCGGTGAAGCTTAATCGTTTTATCACTGTGGCGTTTGCCATCAGCAACAGATATAGAGATATCGCTGTCTCCCTCTTTAATATTTTTAACTTCGTATTTGATATTACCAGCTGCGTTTTTGCGGTCGTGGATGTCGGTTTTGTCGCCTGAGACTTTTACCTCGGCAAATGAGCTAACACCCGATATTTTGGCGGATAGCTCAAGCCTGTCGGTGTAATAATCAAGCTTAATATTGTCCTCTACATCAGATATAACGATTGGAACATTGTCCTTTTCGAGACGAGACTGCTCCATCACATTGCTGACATGAGCAATGACGAGAATAGCTATGATGATACCGCCCAAAATAGCCCAGCCTCGCTTTTCGTTTTTGGTAAGCGGTCTATTCTTATTTTCTTGGTAGATTTGCTTGAAGCTTTTGACAGATGGTTTGATCTTGTCAATTTTGTTGGATTCAGCAGATTTTTTGCGACGGAGAGACAGATTCATTTGGAGGACTCCAGGTTTAATTTAGAAAGAACATATTTCTTAAACTTAGTTGATTTTGAAGTGTGAGACATGCTTTCAAGGTTTGTCGCAGTTGTAGCCATATCACCTGTGTTCGTATAGTGTTTTTCAAGGATAAGCTCTACGCTACCGCTTTTTGTGTATAAGACATTCTGCACATAAAAGCCACTGTCGTACTTTTTCTTCTTTACGGCCGCCCCAGCAAGACCAAAAGCAACAACCCTGGCGGCTGAAGTCTCTTTACCGCTAACGCGCCGTTCGTTGCCAAAATCGAAGTCAAAGCCTTCGATCTCTGACCAGTCAAAGTGTCTAGCGAGAGCCCATTGCCCTTTATTGAAAGACAAGTCTACTCCATATTCATCACACCTGAGACTAGCGTTTAGCACTGAACCTGGAAGCTCTGGATGAGACCCTTCGTATTTCCCGATAATTGTAATTGGTTTTGGTGTTTTATCTTTCTTAAATAGACTAAACATGGTGGTAGTTTATTTCCTTTCCTTATGGAGGGATTATACCACGATGTGATATAATATGAGTAATATATGCGGACTTTGAGCCGCATTTTTTTGTTGTTTTTCGTCCGCTAGGAAAAGAAGGCGGAAGATGAATAACAGTACACTCACTCTGACAATCCGAGCAAACGTATCAGCCTTGCAGTCTGCCTTGAAGACTGCTCAGGCGAGCGTTAAAAATTTTAGCAGCAATGTAGGCAAGAAACTAGTCGGCAATGCTGCTAATTTGAAGGACTCTTTTAGCCAAGCGGGCGGATTCATTGAATCGACCCTGAAGCGTGTCGCTGCGGTGGCGGTGGGCGGTAGCTTTGGGCTGATGTCGTTCGTAAAAAGCGCATCTGAATTGCAGTCTCTGCGATCGTCTTTTGAGTCGCTAACTGGAACAGTAGAGGCGACAAATACTGTCATGAAGACGCTATATCAATACGGCAAAGAAACAGCCTTTGATAATAAATCCATCCAGGCAACCGCCAAAATGTTCCTGGCAAACGGCGTGGCAGTGCAGGATTTGATGGGCTGGATGAGAAATTTGGGCGACTTGGCGGGTGCAACTGGTGCAGATTTACAGGGCTTGGCGCTGCCAATTACACAGGCAATCGGTAATGGCAAGATGATGACACAAGACTGGTATCAGATCATCAACCAAGGTGCTGGTGGATTCAAAAAATATATCATTGCAGCGATGGGGGCGGGTCATTCCATTCAGACGTTCGGCGACGACCTATCGAAGGGCAAAGTTACAGCTGATGTGCTACGTAAGGCGCTCCAGATGGCAAGTGATGAGGGTGGTATGGCTTTTCAGGGTGCGATTAAGCAATCCCGAACATTCAACGGACGCATGAGCAACTTGTTGGAAACAATTACCAACGTAGGCATGAAAATTGTTGGCGTGGATGCAGCGACTGGACAAGTCAAAGCTGGCGGTGTGTTCGACAAAATCAGCAAAGCCGTTGAGGATGCGACAAATTGGCTGGAAAAGAATAAGGATAAGATTCAGAAGATTGCGGATATAGTAATAAATAATTTCGTACCAGCAGTAACCGCTGCTGGCGTTGCCCTAGTGGCTATGAAAGTGGGATCGTTCGCTGCTAGTATGATTCAATTTGCGAATGCTATTCGTGGCGGGAAAACGGCCATGGAAGCATTTAATTTAGTAACTGGTAAAAATCCGATGCTTTTGATTGTTGCTGCTATAGCAGCGGTGGTTGGAGCATTGGTGTTTTTACAGGTAAAGTTCAATATATTCGGCAAAGCGTGGGAGGCTATAAAATCCGCTTGGAGTGCTGCTGCTAGTTGGTTTGGCGGTATCTTTAACGCTATCGGACAAGTTGTAAGTGATTTTGTTGGCGGCGTGCTTGGGTTTTTTGGTGATATTTGGAATGGGATAGTTGGCGTATTCAATAGCATAGTGTCGTTCGTGCAAGAATGGGGGCTTTCTATTTTAGCGGTAATCTTCGCACCGATATCTCTTGTCATTGGATTATTTTTCATGTTCAAGGATCAGATATTTGTCGTATTTCAGGCAGTTTGGAATTTTATCGTGGCAGTATTTACGCCAATAGTACAGTTCTTTGGCAGTGTGTTCAGTGGCGCATGGAATATTATCGTGAGCGTGTGGAATACAGCTATTGGCTGGTTCGGCGGCGTGTGGAATGGCATCGTCGGCGTGTTTGCTGGCGTGGCAGGCTGGTTTGGCGGTATTTTCCGCGGAGCATGGAACGCTATCACTGGCATATTTGGCGGGCTGGCGGGATTCTTCGGTGGAGTGTGGAATACTATCACTGGAATGTTCGGAAGACTGGGTAGTTTCGTTGGTAATGCCATTGGCGGTGCGGTCAGGGGTGCAGTTAATGGTGCACTAAGCATGGTCGAGAAGATGGCAAACGGGTTCATTGGCATGATTAACGGTGCGATTGGAATTATCAACAAGATTCCAGGCGTACATATTGGCAATATTCCAAGCTTACATATTCCGCGAATGGCGACCGGTGGTATCGTTACTCCGCAGGGCGGCGGTTCGATTATTTATGCTGGTGACGGCGGGCAGAACGAATGGGTCGTTCCAGAAAGTAAGATGGCAAGCCTGGTGACGCAAATTAACAAGCGCAGCGACGGCGTTGGCGCACGAGATGTCAATATCACCGTGAATGTGACCACTAGAGACGAGAAATTTAGCGAGGAGGATGCAGTGAACATTGCTAAACAAATCAATCGAGCATTGAAAGCGCAGGGACTACGACTTGATCAACTAGGAGCGCTCCGATGATACGATTAAATGGTCAAGAAATACCAATTTATCCAAGCGGCTATGACGATTCGCCGGTGGTAGTGAAAACCGACAACCTGTCAATTAATGGCAGTATTGAGAGGCATAGCTTTCCATCCAAAAAGCGTGCCAAAATGACATTTACGGCCGTAACGCCAGCGCAGTTTCGATTCTTTGAGGATATCTTTAATGCCACTGGCACGGTGAGGTTTTATAACGACCAATCAAAATACGGCGTGCTTCAGTTTGACGGGATTATGACAGACTGTGACACCGACGAGTATATTCGCGGCGGCAGCTTGATGACGAGCCTAACCGTAACAATTCGGGAGGTGTAAATGCAGGCAGTTTCGGCTAATTTTATCAGCAAGGTGAGCGCGCCGCGTAAACAAACTGACTTCGCGGTGATGCTGGGGTGGAGTAAGCAAATAAATCCTACTACACGGTTCTTTAATCTGGATTCTTCAGCGCTGGATGGTGGAGATTTTCTGAAGGGTTCAGGCGATGTGGTGACGTTTTTTGACAAATATGCGTACACAGACGAAAGCCGCTACGTTAAGAACTTCAAAATCAGTAAAAAGGTAAGTAGCTATTCATGGGGTGTGGTTACGGCTCAGGCGACAATCACGCTGAATAATACGACGGGGCGGTTCTTGCCAGAAAAAGACCCCGTGATTGGCAAATTTATCAAGGCGGGGCGACCGATAAAGATATTGACTGGATATGATGGCGAGATGATTACGAATTTTGTTGGGTTCGTGGGTACACCGACAATAAATATTGTAGAGCAGACGGTGGAGCTGACAGCGTTTGACGCAATTACCTACCTGGACACAAAATATTCTAATTTGCCAGCGTTTGTGGGTAAGTTTGCACACGAAATTGTGAGGGATTTACTGATTGAGCAGGGGTTCAGCGCCAACCAGTTTGAGATCGACCGGTCGCAACAGGTGGCGATTGGCTATTTATCACCAAAAGACAAGAGCGTAACCGATCTGCTAAAAGAATTGGCAGAGGCGGAAGCGGCGCTGGTCTTCGTTGACGAACAGGGGATAATTCGGTTCTGGAATAGAACGCACCTGGCGAAGACTCAGCAAACAGCTCATACGTTCAGTTATTCTAATTTGACTAACCTACAAATTAAGTCAACACCAGTGATAAACTCGGCACAGGTGGTAGCAAAGCCGTTCAAAGTGCAGGCGTTTCAGAAACTATGGGAACTGGAGCAAGGCAGTGAGCAAACAAAAATAAGAGCTGGTAAGACTATCGACATTTTCGCTGAGTTTCAGGATAGCGTTGGGGACTTTTATGCTGTAAGTGTAGATAGACCAGTTCATGCAAGCAGTAACTCTGGTACATCGATGTATTCTGGCGCGAGAAATTCTGACGGTGGAGGCGGCGCAATCAATGTACAGCTGGTATCAGTTTATAACTTTGGCAGCACTTACAAAATGACCTTCCGCAACAACTCAAGCGTGGACGGATATATTAACCGTATCCAGTTATGGGGTGTACCGGCAAAGGTAACGCAAGTAATTACCGAAAATGCCATGAGCGAGCCAAGTATTGAGCAGTATGGCGTCAATCCTGACACGTCAACTGGTGTTGGCGCGGAGATTCTGAAGATTGAAAATAACCTGGTACAGGATGTTGGCGGTGCGAGAGCGATTGCTAATAATATTGTAACTCTATACTCAAATCCAAATAGGCAATTCAAATTGGACAACTTTTTTGTGCCGTATTTGCAGATCGGCGATACGGTGGACTTGCAGATTGATGAGCTGACTGATAGTTTCAGTTGCTTTATTACCAGCTACGAGCTGGCAGGCGGCGTGAACGCCAATTTTCGACAGAGTTTGGAGGTGGAGGAGCGTCCGAAGGTTAGTGTGTTTGAACTGGATAAGTCAACACTGGACGGCGGAGATGTGCTAGCAAACTAAGTATGGTATAATGTAAGCAGTATATACGACCAGCCAGAGCGGCGGTCGTATTTTTATTGGAGGAAATAATGGATAGCGAAACAGCCAAGCAAACGCAAGATCAAGCCGAATTGGAGAAAATGGCAGATTTTTATGCTCAGCATTACAGCCAGGTGTACTTTGTGAGATGTCTGAAAACTAATCTGGTAGTCGCAGTTGAGTGTTTTCCGGCAAAGACAATTCAAGGCTTTTCAGCAATTACCGCACCTAGACGTGGAGGCAACCGTGATATTTATGACTATCAGGGGCTATTTCTGACGACCCGCGAGAGGCTAGATAAAACACCTGAAGGGTTTCCGATGATCGGCTACGAAGCGTTAACTGGTAACGATACACGGTTATCTAAATTTGAGAGAGGAACAATAAATCCAGTGCAGCCAGGCGAGGCTAGTCCAGCAGAGCTGGTGAACTCATTTGCTATGAGTCCGTTCGAGCGGGCGCAGTTAGAGAGTGAAGTGGCACTAAAGCAAAGTGTCCATAAAGAGCAGGCAGATTACGAGCTGAAGTATAGCGATAAAGGTATGATTATTGAGCGATTTGAGACATTTCAAATAGAAAGGGTGAGATAGTATGGCGTATGTTAACTTAAATTTTGTGCCGGGCGAAATTTTAACAGCGGCAAAAATGAATCTTTTGGCAGCAAATGACGCTAGTTTTCATGATGGAACGGGGATAAGCGATGGTTCTATACAACCAGATAAATTAGCAGATAGCCTTAAAACCTATAAATCTGCTGAGATGGATACTGGCAAAAAATGGATTGACGGTCGCCCTATTTATCGTAAAGTCGTGCGTGGTATTGTGAATATGACTGGCAACAGTACATCAAAGCTCGCTCATGGTATTCAAGGCTTGACTAATAGTTGGGAACTTATTGGCTATTATGGCAATATGCGGCTTGGCGGCACTTTATCAAATAATCTAGTAAAGCAAGCACTGCCTTATATCGAGAATACGCATCAATCAGGCATAACCTCAATTGATGCCACTCATGTTACTATTTCTGGTAGCTACCCATGGGGCAATTCAGAGGTTAGTGTTGTGTTAGAGTACGTTAAGTAGCTGCACCAATCGCAACCCAACTAAAGTAATAGACGCCTCTTAGCATAGCACCGTCAAAACGCCTACATCTTGCTGTAAACCCTGAGTTAGTAACGCCAACAGCTCCAAATGTTGCACCAGCCCAAGACGGATTTGGTGTATCTGACCACGGATCGCTAGCGTTGCCATAACCGTTATACGTGCAAATGATAGTTGGTATCATTCCGTTCTCAAATTCCTTTGGAAACGTGACTGATGTCGTAGCTTCTACGGTATCAGTTGGCACTCTTACTCTTGCTCGACCATACTGGATGATAGCAGGTACAACTGGCAGAGTAGCATTGTCTTGTTTCGATTGAATAAAATCTTTCCAGCCAATATGTTGTGGTTGTATAGAACCATGAAAAAAGAATTATGTTTACGGTAAAAGCGTGGTATAATGTAGGTAAGTATATGCGTTTCAGGACGCATATTTTTATTTGGTTGCGGCCTGGGGTGAGAGAAAGGAGACCGACAAAGTATGGCAGCAGCAAATAATACTAACGAAGCGGAGCTATGGCAAAAATTAGGAAAGATGGACGCCGATATACAAAACATCAGGAATCAGATAGAGTCAATCAGCGCAAAGATTGACAGACTGGATCTGACGGTGGTAGTAGAGCGGCTAGTGAAGCTGGAAAAAGACGTAGGAAATCATGAAGATAGGTTGGATAAGCTGGAAGATAACCAGGCAAGGATAGTTTGGTTTATCATCGCCGCCGTGGCTGGAGCAATACTGAAAATGGTAATTATCGATAGGATAGCAAAATGAGTATGTTAGAGCAATTATTCTTTATGGCGATATTTGCAGGTGCATTTAGCGGTGCAGTAGTTGGTTTACTGCTTGCGGCAACTTTCAAGTTTGTTTATCGGTTCATTAAGAAAGTGTTAAAGGAGGAGTAGAAAATGTCATATCAAGAACTAACACAATTTAACTCGCCGAACTATACGCCTGAAATCCAAGTATCAGCGGTGTATGGCATGGCACGAGCCGTAGAGGGCGTAACGTACCATTGGTGGGGCAGTAATTCAGACTTTATGTCGATAGTGAATTATCTATGCCGCGCTAATGGTAATACCTCAGCGCACACTGTCGGCGAGGCGGGCAGAGTGGCATGGATTATAGATGCTGTAAACGCCGCTTGGCACGCTGGTAATGCTAGAGGTAACGCTACAACGGTCGGTTATGAATGTAATACACGCCTTAGCGATGGTGATTATGAGACGATGGGCGAGTTCCACTACGATATGGAGAAAGCTTACGGCCGCCGCCTAAATATTTACGTGCATAAAGAATGGTTCAACACTAGTTGCTCACCAATCGACAAGAACCGTATCCGTGCAATCGCTGATCGCTATCACGCTGGCGGTGGTTCGCGTCCGACAGTCAACGAGACACAGATCCGCGAAGTGTTCCGCTCAATTTTAGGGCGTGAAGTTGACCCAGAAGGTTTGCGGCACTACTTGGGGCAAGCTGCCAAGGGATGGTCAATCGACCAAATTCGTGCTGATGTAAATAATTCTCAGGAGGCGCACCAACGCCGTGCAGAGCTGGCTCGCCAAGCGGAAGAATTGAAACGAAGCGAGTGGGTGCGTAACCTGAACGATATTGAAGATATAAAACTGGTCGTCGCACCAGTCGCAGGACTACGTGTCGTCAATATGGTAACCATGGAAGCGTTTGGTAATGTGATTCCTAAAGGGACGGTTATCGATATCGCCAAGGAGACGGTAGTGCAGGGCAAGAAATACTACCTATCGCAGTACGCCGTTAAGAACAACAAGCCGTTCGGTATTGCGGCGACAGAGCTAGTTGCGCCAGCTGATCCGAATAAAGATAAGCCGGCATGGCAAAAGAATCTGAAGGATATTGCCGACCAAGACTTCTGGACGCGTTCAGAGTGTGAGGTTACTGACCTAACTACTGGAAAATTAGCAAAGAAATTACCAATGGGGACGAAGGTTCGCGTTACTCACGTTACGAAGCTGGTTGATGATGACTTGATGGTGTTAGAGGGCGGCACGCTGGCAATCGATAAGCTGTATCTAAGCGATAAGCCAATCGACAGCCTCCTAGAAAAGCGAGTGTCGGCACTGGAGGCAATCGTCAATAAAATCATCGAATTTTTAACCAATTTATTCAAAAATTTTAATAAATAATAATAAGGAGGACAATGATATGAAATTGACTAAGGAACAATTACTCAAAATATTAAAAGTTGCGCTGTATGTGGGAGTTTCAAACGCGCTGGGCGCGCTAGCGGCGTTCGTGCAGGGTAACCCTGATGCGTTCGGCATTTATGGCCCGATTATTAACGTGTTGCTGGTTATCGCTATACAGTTGTTTAAGACGGAGGAATAAGATGCTGAGACAGGTCGTGCCAGTTCGCGGTTCAATCGTCGGACACTGCTACTACGATGCAACTGAGCGCGACCTGTCTGTCGGAGCAGAAGACAAGGCAGAAGGATTCCGAGCTGGCGACGTTGCCAAGTATATATCACTAGGCAATCAATCGTCGGCAGTGCTGTATATCCGCATGCTTATGCCTCACTATGCGCGGATAGTTGAGGCTTATTTGGATTTGTGGTGCGTAGTGGCTGGTAACAATGGTGTGCGTGCGGTTTTTGCGTCAGTTGATGGTTTAACGCCAGTAGTATTATTAAGTGATCAGATTGACGAGATGTGGCGTAGACTGTATGGTAAGAGCGATTCAATAAAAGCAGAGAACGGCAGGATTCGAATTGCTGGACTTAATATGAAGCCAGTCATTCCTGAGAGGACGCGCGAGAGCGAGCTAATGGCGCTGGTATTAGCGTTTGACACACCGCCGCAGGGCTTTAGGTTGGAGCGGTTAAATTTGCTACTGGGAACGGAGATATTGATATGATTGGCGATAGGCAAGAGAAGGGCTATCGAACTGGACAAATAAAAGGCAAGGATTATATTTATATAACTGGCACGCCTGGTATGGGCGGTAGCGCCGGCAATAAAGGCGGCGCACCTTTTAGATATTTATGGTGGGCGGTAGAAGCTCACAAGTTGGCAGTATTAAACACCAAACTGGAGATCGTCAATGATAACTTTGAACTATTTGACCGCTACATCGATCCAAATGCTGACATCACCACAAATACTGCTCAAGCCTACCGAATATTATTATCAGCGAAAGCGCCCGTTGGCGACGTGGTGGATTATTCGGCGGTTAAAAGTAATACCGATGTAGTAGCTGGAGCCGGCATTGGCAAGACGCTGGTAGCTGACGAGACTATGCTACCGCAACCAACAGATGTTGGATACAACGGCAAAATATATGTAATTATCGATATGCTGAACACTGATAAAGCACCGCTGGGAGATAAATTACTAAACAATAGCCCTGAATATGAAGCTATGCGAACTAAAGTGTATGATTACGAGACACGTCTATGATTGGTAGCAGAAATCAGGAATATCCATATCAGTGTAAGACCGTGTCGCTGGCGGATGCGCAGTGTCGATGGCTGGAGGCACATACGCTGGTGGTATTTTTGCCAAAGGATTTGATAGAGATAAAAAACTTATTCGTTTACTTGGCGATTGGTTTTGATAAAGTTGAACAGCTGGGACAAATGATAGAGAACACTACGCCACCAGAGTTGCGTAAAATTGGCTGGATAGGCGGTAGCGGCGGACGCAAGATATTTAATGCTGGATTGGAGGGTGATGCCGCTAGTGTAAAATATGATTTCTCAAATGAACTGGAACTATTTGGACTAGTAAAGGGCAAGCCAACAGAAGTTAACGGCACAAAAATACTTAGATTGGAGTTTGGCTGCGGTAATTCAAGTAGCAATGGAATGTTGTATGGAAAGGTAAGATTATGGAAAGTGGACATGGTTTATACTACGCAAGGAATACGGTAGAGCCGCCACGTCCGAGCCAGAAACGATTGAAAAAGAATGCCATGGCAGAGATGGGCGAAGTGATCATGACCGACAGGCAGATTGAGTACAGCCCAAAGGTGTGTGCGACATATCAATGTGTGTGGTGCGGCATCACAAGTGAAACGCCGACGATTATTTGCAAGCACTGCCATAATTGTCAATATTGCGGACAGTATCAGGGTGACGGATACGATCATGAGTGTATTCGCTGTGGTAATCATCTTTCTTGATTTCGCTATCATAATTTGCTATATTAATAGAGAACAACAATCGAGCAAGGGAGACCTCAGTAAAACAGTAATGTTTTTTGCTGGGGTTTTCTCTTTTTGACCTCAAACTTATATCAAAAATAAGTGAGGGTAATATGTTCGTTGTAGACAATAAACGAATCGCCACGATGCGCAAACACCTCGGCAAAGCGTCAGAACTAATCAAAGACGACGCATATTTGCCAATGTTTCGCAATCGGCAAAAGAAATATAAACAAGAGTTCGACGAATCAGTTGAAGTGGCAAAAACTAAACGCGACCCTGAGCGGTATCTCGCGTCAGTTTGGTCTCTAAAAAATCTGGAGCAGTCGCTATTGTGGATGCGCGGTCGAATTGCCAGAGCGATCAACAAACTGGCGCGGCAGCGGCAAGAGAAGAAACAACGGAAAATGGAGGAGAGAGCCAGACGAGATATGAATTATAGCGGTAGAGCGAAGATATCGCAGATGTATGGCGATATGGGTATTTGCCTAAAAAGCTAGCTTGGCTTGAAAAATGGAGGGTAGCGCCCGGAGAAATCTAGTGGCGTGATTTTTGCATGTCTACTGCTAGATATTAGATAACCGATAGTGATATTTGTAAAGCAAATAATGCCAGCCGGCACAAATTAGGCAAAATTATTTGCCTAAAAAGCTAGCTTGGCTTGAAAAATGGAGGGTGTAGTGGGTGATTTTTCATAATAATTAACCAAAAACGATCTATATAGACTTGGAATATTTATTCCAATGATTATAACGATCTATATAGACGCGAGGTGGGAGATTTAGGAGTTTTACGATGAAGATAAAGCGAACGCCAGCAGAGAATCAGCTGCGAGTTTACCTGAAGTGGTGTATGAATGTGAAGCAACTAACCCCTTCAACTATGGCAACAAAACGCAGTGTATTAAGTAGATTTATTGCCCAGACAAATATTGAGGATATGTCGCAATTAACTAATAAAAAGCTTGATCGATGGATTGAGAAAAAGGCATTGGGACAGCTCGGTTCGAGGTGTAATTCTACAACGATACGCACTAATGTCGCTACGGTGATGTCGTGGATAGCTTGGCTGCGAGATATGAATTATCCGATGAAAATCAAAACCCGGATGGTAGTAAAGCCAAAGCCTGCACCATGCCGCCGAAAATGGTATACATCGGAGCAGATCGCAATGGTACTGAGTGGTTGTGATGATTTGCTTACCGAGGTGATGATTCGTGTACTGTTTGATACTGGGATGCGCGCACAGGAGTTTGCGAACTTACGCCTGAACGACTTGGACGGACGCACAATTTATACAGTGGGGAAGGGGTGTAAAGACGGCTGGGTGTATATATCTGACACTACTCGCGAGAGATTAGATGTCTGGATTAGGGCGGCTGGCGTGATTGACTACGTGTGGATTAAGACGACGAGGCGCAACTACTTTGAGCCGTTGACCGTCGACGGCATCCGCAAGAAAATACAGCGGCAATTTCGTGAGGCGGGGCTGGAGGGGTTTCAGTTACACGAACTACGCCATAGTTTCGCCACTGACGTACGTAAGCGTGGTGCTGACGTCGATGTAGTGCGGAGATTATTGCGGCATTCGAGCTTACAAGTAACGCAGCGGTATTTACATAATTTGGACGGTGATATGTGTGAGATTTGGGACGAAATTAAGAACTATAAGTTAGCGGCAAATGCACATGCTGGGACGGCTTGCATAAGAGGCGAAATCGTGAATGTTTAGCCGACATATTGACAAAACGCTTTAGGTTTGCTACAATGAAAACATCAAGGTAAGGACAGCAAGGATTGCCGCCATGAGCCTTTCACTTTAACAATCTGGAAATTACGATTTATGAAGTAATTAACAGATTGTTTCTATGGTATAATATAGTCTTTTCATTAATGCTATCCCACAGCTCATTAAACTTCTTAGAGGCGAACTTTTCTTTATCAAGTTCAAGTTTCTCGCTATTGCGATTATTGGTCACAAGCCGCCCGCGATTTGAATCGTAAACAGAAGATAGGATGTTATTAATATTTTCCGCAAACGGAGCGTACAACTCACCAACAGCTTCGCGAACTTTTTGAACCTTCTGTTCATCATTTAATGAATGATATGCATCCGTTAACTGCTTTGAAACCTTGTCAACAAGTCCAGTATTCACTAGTCCCATGTATATATCCGCAGCCGCAGAGTCGTCGAGTATAATGGTCTTTTCGCCACTAGCATCCTGTATTATCTTTCCATTAAATAGCGAGGCAGACGCATCCTTTGGGCGCCTTGCAATAATTTCATTAAACTCAGACTGAAGACTATTCGCAAAACTCTCATAACTTTCATTCGCAATGACAGTAAGTACGTTCGTATCATGGACGAGATTTTCACCGAGAATCTCCGCATCTTGACGAATACCGTTTTGATCTACACACAATCGAAGTCCACGACCAATTTCCTGACGCTTCTTAATTTCAGCATCAGAATCGCGAAGTGTACAAATCTGGAAGACATTCGGATTGTCCCATCCTTCACGCAATGCAGAGTGAGAAAAGATGAATCGCACCGGCTCTTTCAAGTCCAGCAGCTGCTCCTTATTCTTCATAATAAGATCGTACGCCGAAACATCATCAGAGCCATTACCCTCGCGCCCCTCTTTACTGTTGATGGCGTGACCTTTTTTATCGATAGAGAAGTAGCCGGAATGTATTTCAGACGGGGTAAATTTTTCTAAGTATTTACGAAAATCTGCATTTTCTTCGAATTGAAGCTGCTGATTCAGGTAAATATCTATAGCTTTTGTAAATTCCTCTTCGAATATCTTCGCGTAGGAGCCTTTATGTTCGCCATTTTCATCATAATATTTATACTTAGCAACCTCGTCGATGAAGAATAGAGAAAGGACTTTAATTCCTCTCTTGAAGAGTTTTTGCTCAGTCTCCAGGTGAGACATAATAGTTTCACGTATTTGAATACGGCGTAGATCGTCAGTATTAGTTTCGCCAATAACTTCACCTTCGTAAATACGAAGACCGTTCTTAAAGTCTACATACCTGTCGCCCTCTCTGGCGTTTATCTCTGTAATTAGATATCCATCGTGATATGCCTCCAGCTCACCCGAATGCTTGTAGATATCATCGCCCCAGCTAAGAGTCTTCGTTTTACGGCGTATTCCAGTGCCTGCTTTTGAATCAAACTCAAATATAGCCGTAACGGTTGGCTTTTTATTCGGATAAGTATTAATTTTTTGGATATAAATATACCCGTTAGTCGCAGTGCCGCCCTTAACTGTAATACCCTTAACTGTAATTTTCTTCACAAGCTGCTTTTGGTAGGCATCAACAGCGTCCAAATGGTAAACTTTATTGAAATCTTCACGATGAGTCGCGGAATAGTTTAAGAAAAATAGCGGATTAAAGTTGGAGATGGAAGAGCGGGTGATATTAGCTTTTTTACTTGTGCCAATAACACTTTGCGGCTCGTCAATAATCACAATTGGTTTTGTGGCGGCAATCACGTCAATCGGACGACGAGACCGAAAACTATCAAGCTTCATCGTAATACGCTTGGCGTCGGCTCCACGGGCATTAAAAGCCTGCGTGTTAATAATCATGACGTTAATATTTGGATCGCCAGAAAATTGTTCCAACTCGCTCAGCTTGGAGGAATTGTAAACAAAGAAACGAATCTTCTTACCATAATCTTCAGCAAAATGATCCGCAGTCGTCTGAAAAGTCTTATAAACACCCTCGCGAATCGCAATACTCGGCACCACAACAATAAACTTGCTCCAGCCGTATTGTTTATTCAACTCATACATCGTTTTAATGTACGTATAAGTTTTACCAGTACCAGTTTCCATCTCAATTGTAAACACCGGTCTGTTATTAAGACGCTCAATTTTTGCATTACGAGGAATATTCTGCAGCCCCTGAACTTCGTGCAGATTCTTAATTAACTGCGCATCCTGCAGGGAAATGTCCTCATTACCAAAGCCATACATGTCAACAAAGCTCATGCTGTCACCCTGATCCGCCAGGAATCGATGTTCAGACTTTATCTGCCCAGTAAAAATATCACAGGTCGCCTTAACGGCATCTTCTTGGAATTTTTGGTGCTTGAATCTTAGCTTCATTAGATTACCTTAACTCTCGTGTCAGGACTAATAATACGGAAGTGCTCAGACAGGTTAATTTTTTCAGCAGAATTCTTAAACGACGAATCCTTAAATGCTGCCGTCAGAGGATTTAATTTGGCAATTTCCTTAACAGTTTCTTCCGGAACTTCGTCATCAAAGCAGGCAACAAGACCCGTATTTTCATCCAAGTAACCATACATATAAACCGTATTCTCACCAATTTTACGCGTTTCAAGCTTAAGATCAAACGGCAGGGCAGAGGTGTAAATTATGCCGAATAATAAGTCCAGCGGCGTGCGGTCTTTTTTAACGTTGTCAATCATGTCAAACATGTCACTCTGATCAATTTCATTCAGCGGCTTACGAATGTTTTCATTATCATTACTGCCATCAGCGCGAAATACACGGAAGCCAGTGTCAATGTCCGCTTCTGGATGCTCAGACTTAATTTTCTCCCCAGCACGACGCAGACGCTCAGCAGTAATCTGGTCAATGGTGTCGTATCCATTAGACTTGGAAAAATCGGAAGCAGGTTCATCTAATTGTATTGCGATGAAATTATTATTGAGTTTATTCTTAGCATTATATTCACATATGGCATGTCCAATGGTTCCTGATCCGGCGAAGAAATCTAATACATAATTTTCGCTATCTCTAAAAACCAGATTAAATAGCCACTCGAGTAGTTCTGGTGGTTTCGGGTGATCAAAATATCTACCATCCATCAGGCTATCTAAATTCTTTTGAGCAGTTTGCTGGCTAACGACTTTTTGGATATCGATGAATGGTTTTTTCGCTAGTCCATCATATCTGACCTTATTATAGACATTTCCGTTTTTAAATACTATTTCGCCATCTTTTACGCCCTGTAAGTACTTTTCTTTTGACCATAGCCACGTCGGCGCTTTCTTGCCTGGATTAACGCGTTGTCTTTCTTCATACTTTTCTTTTGAGCCACCAGCATAATATTTAACACCTTCATGCTCAATAACATAATCCATACCCCTGGAATATGAGCTACTTAGACTATCAAGCTTCCTTAAATAATATTTTCCTTTTTCGTCAGTCTCCCGAAAGCGCTCTTCGTCAGAAAAATCCTTCAGGAAACACTGAAGACTGTCGGTCTTTCTGTAAATTAATATATGGTCTTTGTTCTGAGAAAGAAACTTAGAGTCCATTTTAATATTCTCAGTCTTTTGCCAGATCAAGTCGTCGATAAAGTTATCCTCTCCAAAAATCTCATCACACAGCTTCTTTAAGTTTGCTTGCTCATTATCATCAATTGAGATAAATATAACCCCATCATCAGTCAGTAAATTCCTCGCCAGCTTCAACCTCGGATACATCATCGACAGCCAGTCTGAATGGAACCTGCCGTTTGCCTTTGAGTTTTCGGCGTACTCGTCTTCAGAAACAATTACATTGCCATCAGAATCTGTAGAATCGTCCTCAAAGTCGGCTTTTTTAACCGTAAAGTTGTCATGGTACACAAAGTCATGACCAGTGTTATACGGAGGATCGATGTAAATCATTTTTATTTTACCGAGGTAGGATTCCTGGAGGAGTTTCAGTGCGTCAAGGTTGTCGCCAACGATGAGCATGTTCTTTGTATTGTCAAAATCTTTGGAAGCTTCCACGTCTGGACGAAGAATCTTATCAATTGGCGCACCAGCCTCAATAATGGACTTTCGTTTACCAACCCAAGTAAAGTCGTACGACTCATCTTTATCTTCCAGCTTATCCAGCGCTTCACCCAACGATTCAAAGAATTCGCGACTACTTTTCCAGTCTACGCGGTTCAAGTCGATCTTTTCGACGTTATCATTCATAAGATTTCCTCCACGGTTTGTTATAAATATCCTTACCGTAATTATATCACAAGAGCTGTTGTTTTAATCTGTAACGCTCTTCTGCTAGCGACTGCTTCTTACCAAGAGATGGCTCCATCTTAATCTTTCGGTCCAACGCCGCTATTTGTTTCATAATCCTTTCACGTTCTTTCAGAGTCTCAATATCTTCTTTAATGGAATTCGGGAATTTTTCTTTGTTATTTTTCTTTGTTGCAGTGAGTTTATCTCCGGCAATTTGACGCACGAAGTTGCTAAAAACTGTATCTATATTAAGTCCATCAATTCTAATGTTCTGGAGCTTCTCATCATTCCACTCCGTGTAAAAGTAAGTATCCACCTTAACAGCATTCTCATTTTTTTGACTTTGCTCTTTGTAGCAAATGGCGGCTTTTTTTACTGAACCTTTTTCTATAATAAAAAGAATCGGATATGGAATTACTGAATCAATAGTTCTCAAAACTTTTTCTGGAATTTCACCATTTTTAAGCACTATACGAAAAACTTCGATTTCTGCCCACTTTTTTACTGGGAGGTTAATTGTGTTGGGCGCAAGTTTATATTCCCAAATTATTCGAGCAATTTCGCTCTGAAAGAGGTTTTTTGTAGCAGCGTCAATATTCTTATAAAAGTATTCTTTGGCGACAATTTTACCGACCTTTGCGCGTTCTGGAAACGTTATCATTATTTAACCACCAGGAAATTAATTAGCTCAAAGTCATCAAGTCCGGATATTTTATTAGTTAGGGCAGTAGTGCCGCCGGCTTTGAATAAACTTGCGACATCTTTCTCGTCCTTAATCGTTACGATGCTATGAATTGCGTCAGAAAGTAGCTTCGAATATACATCCATTTTCTTACCGTTTTCAGTTTCAAGGTTGAATTTTGCTACCAATTCACGACTTGGAGTGTCTTTTTCTTTACAAAGTAACCGCATTTTATCAAGAAGAGACTTCGGATTAAGATGATCTACGAACACTTCGCCATCATCTTTAATATAAACAAGGTAAAACGGATGTAGGCGGTTCTGCTTATCAATGTTTACTCCAGAATTGATATTTTTAAGAATATAAATTACGCCAGCTGGAGCTTCATCTTTAATGGCGCCAGTAGTTGCGCTAATGCCAAATGGTATATGATCCGCGTCGCCGTATTTCTTATGGAGTTCCTGTAAATCCATATGGAATTCATTAAGTCCAAGATCCATAATTGAAACACCGCTATTCATCTCTTCGAGGTCAACTACTTCTTTCTGAAGTCGCTCAAGCTGCTCCTTCCTGTATTCAAGTTCTGGATCTGTATTTTCAAGCACATCGCCGCCAGCGCCAGTGATAGAAATAAGTTTTGTGCGATTTTCCACGCGTGCTTTAAGGTTTATGTATTCGTCAAGGTCGACATTTGGCCAGAAGTTCACCAACTGGATCTGCTTATTATCCGACCCGATTCGATCAACACGACCAAAACGCTGAATAATACGCACTGGATTCCAGTGAATGTCGTAGTTAATTAAATAGTCACAATCCTGCAAGTTTTGACCTTCTGAAATACAGTCAGTGGCAATGAGGATGTCAATATCCTTATCAGCGAGAGCAGCCCCAAACGCGTCTCGATTCTTCGACTTCGGACTGAAACAGGTTAGGATGCTATTAAAATCTTTTGCCACTCCCGCACAATTGGTTTCTGGATTCCTGCTACCAGTGATTACGCCCGTATTTAAGTTAAACTTATCTTTAATGACGCCTGATATTTCACCATATAAATAATCCGCCGTATCGGCAAACGCCGTAAAGATAACGATTTTCTTATTATCGCCGTTAATCGGATTTTCAAGCTTTTCTTTAATAACTTTTTCAAGTTCACGCAGCTTAAGGTCGTGATCTGGAGTAATGAGGCGGATTTTTTCGATAAGTTCGGACAATACTTCGTGATCATCAGAGAGTTTTTGATGCCAAGAAATGCGATCCATATCACCAAGTTCAATCCTCAGATCTTTACCAACTGTATAATCTGAGTCATTGTCATCCTCGTCAATCTCGTTAATTTGCTCCATGACATTATCGAAGTTGAATTTTGTCGTACGACCTTGCTCGAATCGGTCTATATTGTCCATTGTGTCAGCTATGAGATTATCAAGGCGCTCAACCGTTTCACGGAACGCATACACCGAACTTTCCGCACGCTTCAAAAGGTTAGTTATCATAAGAATGTTTCGTCCAGCTTCACGGTTCTCCCACGACTTACCCTGAGATGAATTCAAGTCAACGTATTTCGCTAATTTTGATTTGTGCACAAATTTGAGCGGAGTATAAATCTGGAGATTCAGTTTATCAATATATTCAAACAGCGTGTTAAAGTCTATGTCCTCGAGGTCGGTTAGGTTAGGGCGATAACTCTTCGGTGCAAGTCTTTCAGGGAACTTACCGAGGTTTGTTTCATTATAATATTTTTCGATATGCTTTCTGGAGCGAGCAATCGTAACACTATCAAGCAGGTCAAAGAAATCAAAGCTAAGCATCTCCAGAAGCTTCTCGGTCGTACGATTCTCTGGGTCAAGCTCAGACCAAGATTTGAAGGCGTTATTTGCATCGCGGAATATTTTCTCGAGTGAACTCCCAACTTTAAGCTTGCCAGAAAGTTCATATTCATTACCGCCGCTCGCAATCATCAGTTGGTTCTTAAGGTCGGTAAAATCTATATTCACTGGAGTAGCAGACAACATCAAAACCTTCGTGTTCACTCCAGCCTTAATAATTTTTCGAATAAGTTTACGGTAGCGATTCTCGTAATTTTCATCACTTTTACGAGTACTATGTTCACCATTACGGAAGTTGTGCGACTCGTCAATCACCACCAAGTCATAATTGCCCCAATTGACAAGACTTAGGTCAATTCCATTAGAGGTGCCGCGCTCACGACCAAGATCCGTATGATAAAGAACATCGTAATTCAAGCGGTCATCAGTCAAGGGATTATTCTTATAATTGCCCTTAAAAGTATTCCAGTTATCACTCAAACGCTTCGGACAAAGAACAAGAACTCGCTGGTTTCTGGATTCAAAATATTTAATAACACCCAACGCAGAAAATGTTTTACCAAGACCCACAGAATCGGCAAGTATACATCCACCATAACGATTAAGTTTTGTAATACATCCAACTACGGCGTCACGCTGGAAATTGTAAAGCATATTCCAAACCTTAGACTGCTTGAAGCCAACAGCTTCATTAGGAAGCGAGGCGTCATCGATATCTTCAAGGAATTCGCTAAAAATATTATAAAGCGCAATAAAATAAATAAACTCTGGCGAATTTTCTTTGTAAGCTGCCGTAATATTTTCAAGCACGGCATCAGTTACGTCAGCCAGGCGATCTTCATCACTCCACACTTCATTGAAAGTGTTAATGTATTGTTTTGTCAGCGGAGCATGAACTTTGATTATCGTAGAATATGCGTTATTACCTCGATCTTCACCCAGTTCGGCGGTAGTGAAGTTTGCAAACGGACTATAAGTAGCATCTCCCTCAGAACTTTCTATATTCATAAATGGAGACATCATTTCATTAGAAATATTTGAACGAAAATGCGCTTTCTTGCGAATCCAATCCGCGCACTCCTTAGCTATTGCTTGTTGATTAAGTTCGTTTCGAAGTCGAACTTCAAAGTTGGTGCCATAAAGAGAGCGCTCGCGATTGAGTCTTGGGATATAAAACTCGCGAGCTTCTTTTGGGGCTTTTTCTTTTGTAAATGTCTCTCCCGTAAAAAGAAAATGAAATTCATCGACAGAGTTTAATTCTTTCTTTAAGGCTTCAAATGCATAAATAGAAAAAGAAGCTGCTGCTATAGAAACCTTACTGCCTTTTTTAATTGTCGTTTTTAAATCATCAATTACTTTTCTATTGACGTTATCTAAAAATTCTGGCGCCTTTGGTGTATCTGAAGGCTCTTTGTTAAATAGACCCATTTGAGTTTTTCTCCACGGTTAAATTACAAGCTATCCTTATCTTAATTATACTATAAAACGACCACCAAAAGTTTAGCTAATGATATAATCTTAACAAGGTTAGGAGGGTGTTATGATGAAACAATCGATAGAGCAGAGAATTGATAAAGTGCGCGGGTCAATGTTGGGTGGGGCAATTGGCGATGCGCTCGGCTATCAAATAGAGTTTGAGCGCGACATAGTACCTAGGTCAACGACTCGATTCACGGATGGAATTGGTATAATTTCGGACGATACGCAGATGACGCTATTTACAGCTTGCGGACTTTTATGGCGATCTACGCGACTTCAAACGCGTGGCATAGCGCCGC